TGGCTCCAGCCTCGACAAACTCTTTCATGAGCTCTATGTTGCCGCCTTTGGCCGCCTGAATTAAGGCTTTTTGTAGCAGGTTTTGGTTGGAATGTATTGTCATTTTGATTTCCCCTTAAGTTAAACAATGAGGTCTAAATTAGGCCTCGTTATTTTTAACCGCCAAAGGGAAAAGGTTTTTTATTTTGGAAAATTCCCTTTGGTGATCGGGGAGTTTGCAGAACCGCATAACACAGTTATGATAGCCTTTAGACCTAAGGTTTTACCCCTAGGTCTTGGACATACGCCATCATCACCCCGATCATGGAAACCGGAAGTTTACACTCTTTTTACGGCTGGTGTTGACGCCGGTTATGAAGGGCTGCAACACCCCAGAAAGTAATTCACTTTCCACCTGCAATTCTAGCTAACTCCCCATATAAGTCAATCCTCTTTTTTATGATATTTTAATAAAATCTTCACATATTCTATAAAATTCCTTGCTGCCGTGTGGGCTTCTACGTCAGACAATTTGCCGTTGTACATGTCCCTGATATGGTCAACCAAGGCTTCGTATGATTCTTCTGGATTTCTGCCGTCAGGTTTAGCATCCCAAGCTTGCCTGTAAGTGGTTATTTCGTCGTTCTTCATAAATTTACCTCTTTTTTTTGTAATTTGTTAAAACTAAATCTAGCAGTGCTAAACTGTCAGCTTCGTTATCATCCTTAGGGTTGAAGCCTTTAGCTCTTATGGCTGCTGTTACCTCTTCTTTGGAAGCGTTACCCCTGCCCGTGATATGCTTCTTTATCGTGCCCACAGGCACACCTTGATAAGGTATCCGGTAATGTTCCGCCCAGGCAGTGAGCTGCCCTAGAAACCCGCCGTATTTGTGAGCTGCGTCTACTCCTAGGTGCCTGCGTACTTCCTCAAAATAGATAGCGTCAAAGCCACCTGAGGCGTTTTTTATCTCAGTCAGCCACTGTTTGAATCGCAGGAACGGCATCCCTCCGCCTTCAAATCTTTGATTTTTAAAGCTGACAGTACCTGAGGTAATGCTGCCTTCTTTGCTGCTGATCGCCCAACCTGTTTGTGTTCCAAGATCTAGGGCTAGTATGGTTTTGTGGTTATCTGTTGTATTTTTAAACATTTTGCTCCAATCCTTGATTTAACTGTTTTAGTAATTCCTGTTCAAGGAACTCAGCGGTAGCGCCGTAAAAGTCATTAGGTGTAACGGCTCCCTTGGTTACTATAAAAATCCTTAACATGATATCCGGCTTGGGGATAACGTTATTGTATAAATATTTGTAAATATGGGCATGCGTAACTTTGAACAACTTAGCTGCCTCTTTTGATTTTACATTGTTTATTTTCATCCAAATAAGAAGTTTAACCATAATAACCCAAATAATTTAATCGTAGGTTTAAAGTCTTACTTAGGCCTTTTTTGCAAATATTCAGCAACATGACTATTGACCTATAGCTCAGTACTATGCCCTACTACCTAGAGTTAATTTAACCTAAATTTTTAAGCTTGTGGAAAAAGGTTACCGGCGGTAACAATTTTTTTGTGTGTTTCCCTTTAGTTACGCTGCTTTGCAGGTTTGAAAAGGTTACCGCCGGTAACCGATGGTTGTAATGTTTTGAATTATGATTAATCCTATATGTGCTCGAACTTGCAAAAATGGAGGTTAAGTCATGAGTGAACAATTAATAAAAAATAGAAATGAAATGTTACACGTACCTATTGGAACTTTAGCCAAATACAGAGCAGAAGAACTGTATAAGTTACTGTTTCAGATATCGGAAGAATTAGAGAAAGTAAAGCGTACTAAACAATGGATAGAAGCAGCAATAGCCATGAAGTACGAAGAACAGATATGCGCAAAGCGCCTGCGTTTGGAAAAGGATAGCGGTGTTATTCATCTTGAGGACGATGGTTTCAGGGTAACCGCCGATGTCTCTAAAAAAGTGGAATGGAATCAGGAGCTTTTAACCAAGGTTGTGGGGGATATAGCGATCAAAGGCGGAGCTGTGGCTGATTATGCCCTGACCCACTACAGCATACCTGAACGTTGGTATAGCAGTTGGTCTGAAGGTGTGCGCAGTATGTTTCTTCCGGCAAGAATAGTTAAACTTGGCAAGCCAACCTATAAGCTGGTCAGGCTTGAGGGCGATGGAGGTGATTTATGAGCAGATTACCTATTATCAGCGCCGATGAGCGCCTTGCGGAAAAGCGGGGTATCAAGGGCTGTATATTCGGTAGCTACGGCGTGGGTAAAACCAGCCTGCTTTGGACTCTGCCGCCTGAGACGACGCTCTTTATAGATCTTGAGGCGGGGGATTTAGCCGTTCAGGGCTGGAGCGGTGACACTATTCGCCCCCGCAGCTGGCAAGAATGCCGTGATCTTGCGGTGTTTATCGGTGGGGCTAACCCTTCAGTTCGTGATGGCGGGATCTATAGTCAGTCCCATTATCTGGATGTCTGCAAAAGGTTTGGGGATCCCAAGAATTTAGAGAAATACGAAACCATCTTTATTGACTCAATCACGGTTGCGGGTCGTTTGTGTCTGCAATGGTGCAAGGGGCAGCCGCAGGCATTTAGCGATAAAACAGGCAAGGAAGACATGCGATCAGCCTATGGCTTACATGGTCAGGAAATGATTACATGGCTTACCCACCTGCAGCATACGAGAGAAAAGAACGTGTGGTTTGTAGGAATTCTGGAGGAAAAGGTGGACGATTATAACCGCAAAATCTTTAGCCTGCAGATAGACGGTAGCAAAACGGCAAATGAGCTGCCCGGGATTGTCGATCAGGTGATTACTTTGGCTGAGATCAAGGGAAGTGATGGCAGTAATTGCAGGGCTTTTATCAATCACACCGGTAACCCTTACGGCTATCCTGCCAAGGACAGGTCAGGCAGGCTGGAAATGATCGAGCCGCCGCATCTGGGACAGCTAATGGAAAAAATCAGAACAGGAATAAAAATAACATCAATCAATTCAATCAACAATAACAATGGAGAATAAATTATGAGCTATTACGATTTTAACACCGCAGAAGAACAGGCCAATTTCGATGTAATCCCAAAAGGCACGATCGCCAAGGTACATCTTAGGATAAAAGCAGGCGGCTATAACGATCCACAGCAGGGCTGGACAGGCGGTTATGCTACCCGAAGCGAATCAAGCGGCGCCGTCTATCTTAATTGCGAATTTACTGTTTTAGAGGGCGAATACGCAAGGCGCAAAATCTGGAGCCTGATCGGTCTTTACAGTGAAAAAAATGACAATCGCTGGGGGCAGATGGGCAGAAGCTTTATACGTGGCCTGCTTAATTCGGCAAAAGGAATAAGCGGCAAGGATAATTCGGAAGCGGCGCAGGAAGCAAGGAAAATAGGCAGCTTCGCAGAACTTGACGGGCTGGAATTTGTAGCAAAGATTGATATCACCGAAGATCAGGACGGCAACCCTAAAAATGTTATTAAGGCAGCAATTAACCCGGAGCATGTGGAATACGATAGCGTGATGGGGGTAAAGACCGCAAACCTGCCCGGTTGGGCTTGATATGCTGGATTTTAACGAGGCCGCAAGACCTCAAAACTTGATCAATGATCGGCTAAATTCGCTGATAGATACTGCTCTGGTTACGGAACGTAAAACCCAAGCCGGAACGTAAGTATTTAGGTGCTTCAAGATTGGGGCACCCTTGCGGCAGGGCTTTGCAGTATGAATATATGGCTGGCGGCAATGATGAGTCTTCGGGATTTAGTGGTCAGATTTTACGTATTTTCGCTGCGGGACATCTGTTTGAAGAGCTGGCGGTAAGATGGCTCAGGCTGGCGGGCTTTGAGCTTTTGACTGAAGACGCAAAAGGTGAGCAGTTTGGTTTTAAGGCGCTAGGGGGCAGGATAGCCGGTCATGTTGACGGGATTATTCAGGCTGCTCCCCTCAAGCTGGGGATGTCTTTTCCTGCGCTGTGGGAAGCTAAATCCATGAATAACAGATCATGGAAGGAAACGGTAAAAAAGGGGGTGGTTTTGTCAAAGCCCCTTTATGCGGCACAGGTAGCATTGTATCAGGCTTACATGGAGCCTGTTTTTTCAGGAGTATCACAAAATCCATGCCTGTTTACGGCTGTCAATAAGGATACATCAGAGATTTATCATGAGTTGATCCCGTTTGACGGAGCGCTGGCGCAAAGAATGAGTGACAAGGCGGTGAATATTATTAAGGCAACTGAAAGCAAAGAATTGTTGCCCCGATCCTTTAGTAGCAAAGAGTGGTTTGAATGCAAAACCTGTCCTTACCAACAAAAATGCTGGAGTGAATGATGAGTGACATTGTACCTTCAAGAGATGGTTTGCAAACTTTCATGCATGTAGTGTTTGGTGGTTGTAGCGGTCTTGTGCCCTTACGTTCTTTTGCAGAAAAAGGCAACAAATACAGCAAACCTGTTAGTAACGCATGGATCAGCGCCGATGATGAGGTAGCAACCAAGGCTTTAGATTTTGCTAATTTAGCTAATAAAAGAGAGACAGCTTTTTACGTAATTCCGGGCACGGTTAACAAGGTTGGACAAGCTGGCAGTTCGGATGTTATGCGAATGCAGGTTTTACTGATCGATATTGATGACGGTGACATTGAGGCTAAACTAAAAGATTTAACCGCAGCGATTGGCGAGCCGACATTAATTGTTGAATCAGGTGGCATAACAAAAGAAGGTAGAGCAAAGCTGCATGTTTACTGGCAGCTGGTTAAGGCTGTTTCAGGCGATGAGCTGCAAACGCTGCTTTCTTTGCGTCATAAGATTGCTTTAGCCTTTGGCGGTGATACTCATTTTAAATCAGCTCATCAGCCAATCAGGGTAGCTGGGTCTGTCTATCACAAAGGCGGAAAGCGAAGGCTAGTAAAGATCAGGTCTTATAATCCGATAGAATACGACTTAGAAGAGCTGACAGAGAGTATTAGCTACCACCCTACCTTAGACCACTCTAAACCGGTAAATGACGCTGTTAGTATACCTTTTGACAGCTTGCTTACCTCTAAAGTATATGAGGGCGGTAACGATGAAACCGGCCGCTTTGCCAATCTGCAGCGGGTTATAGGCTATTGGCTAAGGCGTTGCCACGAAGGACTAATAACTCAGGAGCAGGCGATAGAAGAGATTCACGGCTATAACCTCGCTAACGTAGTTCCCTCATGGCCGATAGAGCGAATAAAGCAAACAGTGGATGGCTTATGGAAGCTGCACCTGCAGAAATACGGCGAGGCAAAGAAGGTGGAAAATAAAACAAATGATAATGCCGTAATTAAAAGCTTTTCATTAGATACTTTTCTGGCTGACACAAGCGAGTTGCCTGAAGATATTATTGCCCCACGCATATTAACGCCAAGCGGGATGTTCGTATTTGGTGGTGCCCCTAAAGTTGGCAAAAGTGAT